CTAAATATGCAAATCCTGCGACGTTGCCAGCTATTACTGGAAATGGCGTAGCGTTTAATCTCGCAGGGGACGTAATAGCAATTGCACACAACAATACCCCATTTATTTCCACCTACCCATGGTCTGCGGGGTTCGGTACAAAATATACAAACCCGGCGACTTTACCAACCGGAGATGGGAAAGGCGTGGCGTTTTTAAATTAACCTAACGGAGTTTTTATGATTACCACCCAAGAACATCTGAGCAACCTAGTTGTTGCTGCTTACCATCGTGAGATGGAGATTTATCAATATCAGATTAATGTAGACAACTACGGAGTTATGCTTGCTGCGCTGCCACAAGATGACTGGCCCAGTGCTTTGTTGCCGTATAAAAACGCAACCATTGATTCACTGCCCGAGGATCTTGACGATGTTTCTGTTGGTTTAATCGCTGACTATCAGTATAGGGACAAGATCCGTAATCTGCTGCGTTCTGAAAAGGTAGAACAGGGGAAGGCCAGCCGAGTCCGTGATGCCCTGAAGTCCCAGATCGGTGCAGACTATGACGCGCTGTTAGCGGCATATAAAGCCAATCAGCCGGGGTAAAAGATGACGGAGAAATTGGAAGCCAAGAGCCAGCTAATCGAAAAGACTGCCTTTGCCGTCTTGCCAATCCTTTTTACTTGTGTCGTCTACTTGATGTCTTCACTGGACAAACTCAGTCACGACGTAACGGTACTTAACGCAAAGATAAGTCTGGTTGTAACGTCCGACAACAAACAAGCCGCCAACTCCGGGGCTGAACTTGCGCGGGAAAAGTTGCGGCAGGATATGGAAAAGCAGATCCATGAGAACCGGGAACTGATTCACATCAATCGTGAACGGATTGTGATTCTTGAAGAACGGATGAAAAAGTAATGGAAGTGGTTGACCTCTTCTTCAAGGCTTGGCCGGTTCTGTTAGCGATAATCACGCTCATCGTTGTATTGTCCAAACTCGATCTGCGCGTGGCGGTGCTGGAAGAGAAGATGAAGGCCGCGTGGGAACAAATCAACAAGGTAAAAAATGGCTGACTTTGCTCCTGCGTTTGAGCGCATGATTCACGATGAAGGTGGGTATCAGTTGACCGACATTCCGGGCGACCGGGGAGGGCAAACGTATGCAGGAATCGCAAGAAAACCAAACCCGCAATGGGCTGGCTGGGCTTTGGTTGACCGCAAGGAAATGGGCGGACAACTTACATCTCTTGTTCGTGACTTTTATCGGCAAAATTATTGGGACCGTATTAGAGGTGACGAAATCCGTGACCAGCAGATTGCGGAAACGATCTTCAACTTCGGAGTCAACACCGGAATAGGGGTCGCTGCAAAACTAGCGCAGGTCATTGTAGGGGTAACTCCAGATGGCGCTATCGGTGCTAAGACGATTGAACGACTCAATATCTGCACGCCGGAGAAGTTTGTTCCATCTTACGCACTTGCCAAAATCCAGCGATACGCCGCCATTTGCAACAAGGATAGAAGCCAGTCCAAGTTCTTGCTTGGCTGGATCAACCGCACCCTGCAAGGACTCAAGTAATGGATTTAATTGGAATAGGGTCGATAATTGAAGGCGTGGGCAAGGTCGCGGGCGATCTCATTACAACGGACAAAGAACGCTTGGAAATGGCGTTGGAAGAGCGCAAACTCGACCTTGAGGAAAAGCGCATCGACCAGACTACAGACCTCGCGCAAGTGGATGTCAATAAGATTGAAGCGGCGAGTAGTAGCCTATTTGTCAGTGGGTGGCGTCCTGCTGTCGGTTGGGTTGGCGTTCTTGGCTTGGCTTATCAGTTCTTAGGATACCCCTTGATGCAATGGGGTTGGGCTTTTGGTCAGGGATATGACATAATCCCTAAAGGGTTGAACCCCCCGCCAGATCTAGATGTTGAGCAACTCATGACACTGCTGGCTGGGCTATTGGGGTTCGGCGGGATGCGCTCATTTGAGAAGCACAAGGGTGTAGCGAGCAAGTAATGCCACTCAAGAAACTTCAACTTCGACCCGGAGTAAACAAGGAGAACACTCGCTACGCTAATGAGAACGGTTGGTTTGATAGCGATAAGGTCCGGTTTCGCCAAGGCACCCCTGAGAAAGTTGGTGGCTGGCAACGTATATCCAGTAGTACGTTTTTGGGCCTCTGCCGGTCACTGTGGAATTGGGTGACGTTAGCACTTGAGAACTTGCTTGGGGTAGGTACAAACCTCAAATTCTACATCTCTAACGGCGGCGCGTACTACGACATCACCCCGCTTCGTGCTACCACTACTCTAGGTGCTAATCCTTTTTCAGCCAACGGGACTACAACCGTTACGGTTACCGCTGCATCTCACGGCGCTATTACTGGGGACTATGTTACGTTCAGCGGCTCAACAACCGCCGTTTTCAATGCTGAATACGCCATCACATATATTAATGCTAATTCTTACTACATTACCCTTGCTAACTCCTTAGCTGCTGGTTCATACGGCGGCTCTGCTGTTGTTGCTGCGTATCAAATTAGCGTTGGCGCTTCAATCCAACTTCCGATTTCTGGGTGGGGCGCGGGCACATGGGGCAGTGGGGCGTGGGGTAGTGGGTCAACAACCGCCACTCAATTTAGACTCTGGAGTCAAAACAACTACGGAGAAGATCTTATCTTTGCCCCCCGTGGCGGCGGTATCTACTATTGGAGTGCAGCGGGCGGGACCGGCACACGGGGTGTTTTGTTATCTTCTTTAGGTGGGTCGGTCTCATTTACTAACGCGTCCCCCACGGTAGTAACCCTGTCTACGGTATTTACTGTTGGTACTCCGGTACAGTTTGCGGTGAGTACAGGGGGGGCACTACCCACGGGTATTTCGGCAAACACGACGTACTACTTAGAAAATATTGTTGGAATAACCGCCAACCTCTCGCTAACTGCGGGGGGTTCGACGTATGTCAACACAACATCAACAGGTTCTGGTGTTTATATTTCAAAGATAGTAGATGTACCTACGCTACAAAATAACATACTTGTATCTAGCAACCGGTTTGTTTTTGCTTTTGGGTGTAACGACTACGGTTCCGGTACGCTAAACCCCATGCTCATCCGGTGGTCAAACTTTCAAGATCCCTATAACTGGACTTTAGGTCAAGACAGCCAAGCTAACTACACGGTGCTCTCTCACGGGTCTGAAATTATTACGGCGGTTCAATCTCGCCAAGAAATAATTGTATTTACGGATTCCGCGCTTTATTCTCTACAGTACGTTGGGCCAGCAGCGGTTTGGAGACAAGATATTCTTGGAGACAATATTTCAATTGCTAGTCAAAATTCGGCAGTCCTTGCTTCGGGCCGAATTTATTGGATGGGGGTAGATAAGTTTTATATATACGACGGGCGAGTCAACACACTCAACTGCGACCTGCGTAAGTACATCTACCAAGACATAAATCTTGGGCAGAACGAGCAGATATTCTGCGGCACAAACGAAGGATTCAACGAAGTCTGGTGGTTCTACTGCTCAATCACAGGGCCAAATGGTACAAATACGGCAGTTAACCCCAACACCACTATTGACCGCTACGTTGTGTATAACTACCTTGAGCCTGACGGTAAAGGTGGGCAGGGTATTTGGTACTACGGGACTATGGCACGCACGGCGTGGTTAGACTCTGGACTGCGTGATAATCCTGTAGCTGCAACCTATAGTAACAACCTTGTAAATCATGAGCAGGGTGTAGATAACGGAGAAACCGCCACTACGCTTCCTATTGAAGCGTACATTTCTTCTTCAGAATTTGATATTGACGATGGCGACCGATTCGGGTTTGTATACCGGATGCTGCCCGACGTGACTTTTAACGGGTCTACCGCAGCCTCCCCCTCCGCCGTCATGACGTTAATCCCAATGCAAAACTCCGGGTCAGGGTATAACAGCCCTACGTCTGTTGGCGGGAGTGACAACGCTACAGTCACCCGTACAGCCGAAGTACCGATTGAGCAGTTTACCGGGCAGGTCTATATCCGGGTGCGTGGGCGTCAAATGATTATGAAGATTGCATCTACCGGTCTTGGGGTCCAGTGGCAGTTAGGGTATCCACGGATTGATATACGTCAGGATGGCAGACGATGAGCTACCTCATTACGTCAGAATATCTACTGTTTCAGGCTGTTGCGCCCAGCCTGCCCCTCGCCCCAAACACGTACGACCGGCAGTATCTTGATCAGTTTAGCAGCGTCTTGCGGTTGTACTTCAACGAACTTGATAAGGTTATTGGTCAGTTAAGAGCTAATGTGCCTATGGCCGTAGCCGACCTACCCAGTGCAGCAACTGCCGGTGTAGGGTCTAGAGCGTTTGTAACAGATTCTTCTGTGTCCACATTTGGCACTACGGTAGCCGGTGGCGGATCAACTAAAGTGCCTGTGTATTCAGACGGCACTAATTGGAAAGTGGGTTAAGTATGGATCCTATCGGCGCTGGTTTATTTTCTGAAGAAGACCTGCAAAAAATGCAGGGCTACGAAACCCCCGAAGGAACGGCTTTTCGTAAAGAACGGGAAGCTGAAGCAAAGTGGAAACCCGGATATGAAACCCTTCTTAAACAGATGGGCGCAATCCAAGGGAAAGCGGACGTTTACAAAAATGCGTCTCCTCTGTCCGCCGATACGCACATGCAGAATATTGCCAAGTCTTTGGCAAAAGACTACGGCATTACGAGTATTGGGGATATTGGTATACGGTACGAAACTCGCCCTGCTTATGAGTCAGGAAGCGATGAATCTCGCGTAACAATTCCAGAAGAACAAGTACCGGTATATTATAACAAAAACGACCCCACAAAAATAATTCCCGGCTATAAGTTTGCTTCTGAAAACAGGGGCGACGGGTATAGCGAATATAATCTTCAGCCGGTTAAACAGGCTGATGGCTCAACAATTGCCCTGCCGGTTCAGCAATATAGCAAGTCTGGTTGGGGCGCGCTTGCCCAAGACCTTGGGCCAATTATACCTGTTGTTAACCTAGCACTTATGGCGCATGGGGTCCCACCCCTTGCTGTAGCCGCAGGTAACGTAGCATTCCAAGCTGGCGCTGGAAACATTCACGATATTGGAGATGTACTTCGGACCGCCGGTCCTATTATGGCGGCAGACCCCGGTATTGTGGGTGGGGCAGCTAAACTTTACTCGGCCTACCAAGCGTTTGATAGCGGTAATGTTGTTAGTGGGCTGGCTTTCCTTGCCAGTGCCGGTGGGCTAAATGAAACGGCCCTTGGTCTTAGGCTTATTGACGCAGTAAAAACCGGAAACGTACCGGGGGCGTTGATGACCCTCGGCCAGATGCAGGGGGTGGGGGACTATCAGTTTAAAGGCGACGACGGAAAACCGCTTGTAGGCTCGGACGGAAAACCTGTAACGCTATCTACGTTTAAGGTTGGGGGTGAGAACGGCGTTACCCTGCCGGAGCTTTCTAAAGCTGCCACAATTGCTACCACCTTGATGTCTGACAACCCTAATTATGGGTTGGCGGTGCAGTTGGCGGGAGACCTTGCTAAAAGCCCCGACACGGTTATGGCTGGCAGGGCTGCATCTTTGATGCAACAGCTTAGTTCTCCCAACCCTAATCCCACTGCCTTATACAACGCGGCTTTAAGTCTTGCCCAGACAACCAACGCAAAGGCTCCCGGTTCGGCTCCAATTGAAAACAGAGCCGCAAATGATGCAATTAGAGTAGCCGCTGGGGATACCGCTAATGCTGAAGCAAACAGAATTATGGAGGGGTTTAAAACTGTAGGGCAGAACGTCCCCAATATAAATGAAGGGCTGACTGTAGCTGATTTGGGTACTAGGACGGATGCGGGCGTTGACACAAGAGTTAGGCCGACCCTAACCCCCACACAAGAGCAACAGTTAGAAGACTTTGGTGTTTATTTTGACGAAGAAGGAAATTCTTACGATGAGTTTGGCAACCGAAAGAACATAAGAATTGAAAGTAGAGGTGTATCTAACTCTGGATCTACTGATGGAGATTTTGAAGCTACTTCCTCCCCCAAAACCCGGTCTTTAAGTTCTTCTCCAGCCGCCAATTTTGCCAATGATAACGACGTTCTTATATCTGACCTTGGGGTAGGCAACACAAGTAATCAACTTACCCCAGAGCAAATTAAGTTATTGACTACCGCTAATAATAACGACGTTCTTATATCTGATCTTGGGGTGGGTACAACTATCCCAATCACAGGCGGAACAACCACCGGCAGCGCAGATACAAAGGCTACTACTAGCACCGATACTAAAGGCGGGACAACAACTACAGGGAAAACCGTAAGCGATCTATATAGTATGGACGCAGCGCGCGGTGCTACGGGCGATACAATTTATACAGATAGAAGCGGTAATTCATATTATGTTGACGATGATGGCGACGTTCAATCTCTTAGTAAAGAACAAGCTAATACTTTATTAACCACTGTTACCGCAGGGGATACGGGCCGTAGCCTTGATAGAGTTGTGATTAGTGGTAAGTATGAAGACCCCGGCCTTGACTATGAGTGGCAAGATACAAAAAACACTAATACCGTTGGCGAAGATTTAGCTAGAAACGCACTTAAAAATGCTGGTGTAGATACCAGCGGTATGAATGCGAAGCAGTTGGGCGTTGCGCTAGATCAAATAAACCCCGGCGAATCGCACACGGTGGTTCCCACCACCACCACACCACCTGTCGTAACCCCACCTCCACCACCTCCACCTCCACCTCCACCTCCACCTCCACCTCCACCTCCACCTCCACCACCACCTCCACCTCCACCTCCACCTCCACCTCCACCCCCACCTCCACCTCCACCTCC